TTTGCAGCAATATCCATAATAATAGACTCGTCTTCTCCATTAAATTCAAAATCTAATAATGCAGTCCCCTCTGTTTGACCAATTAAACTACTTATTCCCGTTTTAGAAATAACATCTGCGTTTCTTGTTACACTCGCTGAAGTTGTAGGAATGTATGATGTAGCGTAACTTCCCGCTTCACATTGAAATCCATAAACTAAAACAGATTTTGTAACCGCTAAATCTCTATTTGCGTACAATCTATTCCAATGATTTGTAACACCCGCACCAATACTATATGTAAAAGTTAATCTTACCCAACCATTAGCATATAAAACACTACTTCCGCTTATTGCATTTGTTCCCCCTAATACAAAAGAATTAGTAGCCCAAGTATAAGTTAATTCTGATGTAACGCTTCCCTCTGTAAGGTGTACCGCCATTAATTGAGTTGTAGGAGCGTTATCAATATTTTTAACAAATACTGACATTGTGTAATTTCCCGCAGTTGTTGGTAGTCCTGTTTTTTGCAAATATTTATCTCCTAAAGTAGTATTTGAAATATTATAAGTTGATGCAATTCCTTGAGGGTTTACTTGAGTTCCTAAAGTAATAGTTAATCCTGATTTTCCCCAACTTGCATCTGCATAATCATTTGAATAAGTTAAAAGATTTGTTCTTTGTGGCTCAACTAAAATACTCGGACAACTTCCGTTTGTATAATCTAATCTTGGAATGTTTAATCTATTGGTTGTAGGAAAATATTCTTTTGCTACCGACCCATTATTTAATTGAGCGCCCCAAATATAAGCCGTTCCCGTACTTGTAGGAACAACTGATCCGTTTGAGTCGCTTAATCCTAATTGAAAATAAGTTGTTCCTGAATTAACATTTTGACTTAAAGAACAACGATACCAACCATCACCCACATTTTCTATTGTAGCAGTATAACCACTCGAAACCGTTCCTAATGTTCCGTTGCTAATATTAAACCAAACAACCGTAGTACTTCCTTGTAAGTTTATAAAATATAAAAAATCTTTTGTTCCTTTTTTAGCATAAATACTAATTGTATTTTGTCCGATTAAACTTCCAAAACTTTGATATATTCCCGAATAAGTAGCAGTTGCAACGTTTAAAGTATCGGCAGTCATTGTTCCATTTGGTGCAATAACAGAATTTGCAGTTATTGACGCACCACTTGATTTTGTCCACGCTATATTATCGAATTGTTCTGACCAAATCAATAAGTTATAAGGCACTACTTCAACCAATCCCGCAGAATTAACCCTTGTTGCAGTTGTTGCTCTTGTAACGCTTAAATCGCCACTTCCGTCGCTTGGTTTTATGCTATATAGTTTTCCTTCTTTTACTCCGTTTGGCGTAACTACTAAAGACGCGTCGTCAAATAAACTCATAATTTAAAAATTTTGTAATTGTGCAATTAAGCAATTTTCGGCTTCAAAAACTCCATTATCATTTGCGATTCGTTCTTTGAATTCTTCAACCGCTATTCTAATTTCATTTTTTATCACATTTTCAATTTCATAAATTGGAAATGCAATTTCAAAATCAATTTTCATTTCTTCGGTTTATGTTAAATGAACAAAAACTGGGTCGTTGTCTTCAAGTTGCGTTTCAAATTCACAATAAATGTGCGAATGACCTACATTGATACTGAAAACGCTTTCCTCAATGTTGATTGTTTTAAACAATACGAAATGAACGTTGTCAATACTGATGTAAAAATTTACAAATTGTTTGTAATCTTTTAAACCTTTGATTGTAATGGTATGTAAACCATTAACGTTTTTGGTTGCCGATGTTGTCGTTGTTGTAACTCCGTTTAATAGTGTGTGCATTTTTTAAAAATAGTTTAAGTTTTTTTATGTTTTCTTCCGTTCTTTTGTCAATTTTTCTTTTCATATTGTATTAATATGGATTGTCTAAATACCATTTCCCGCAAATCATTTTTGATTTTAAAGGATTCACAATGTTGTTTGAACTTGCCACATATTCCGGCAAATGAAATTTGCAAAGCCAACGTTCCAAACGTGATTCGTACATTTCCATTTTCAAACGTTGATTTTGTACTAAATAGTCAACCTCGACTTTGTCAACCGCAGTTGAATCGGCCGGATTGTGTTTTGAAATTCCGCCGTTGTTTATTTGATACGCCCCGTAAAGCAAATATTCCATTGCCGACCCGTGAATAATATAAGGTTTCAAATAATCTTCGTATAATTTCAAATAATCGCCGGTTAAATCGTCGTTTTCAAAATCTTCGCAAATTTTATTGTAAAGCGTTTCGCCCAGAACTTCTTCAACTCGAATGCGTTGAAAGTCAGCAATTGCAACAACGTATTTGTCAACGTCAATATTCCCGCCCAAAGGCGTGTTTTTTGTCAGTTCGTCTTCTTTTAATAGTATTGTTGTCATCTTTATTTTCTATAATTTGGATCTAATGACCAATAATTGTTTTTTGATTCCGCAACTTGCGCAACTTCGGTCGGATTTTGTGGCAATCGTGCGCCTTCTCTATCGGCTGGGTCTAAATCGTTAATGATTCGAATTGCTTCGCTTACTGAAATTGACTTGTTGTTTCTTCTTAAATATATTTTTCTTAACCAAAAATGCTGACAATTCACCCCACCTTTGTATAAAAATAAATTGTAAGTATCCGCGCCACCGGCACCAAGTCCAGGATTGATATTTGGATTTTGACTTGCAAACAAAATGTCTTCTTTGCGATATACTTTTGAAGCACCTACCATTTTGCGACAAAATTCGCGTGAATTTGCACTTGCATTTAAAGGCGCATATTGATAACGAACTTTGAACAAGTCATTATCTTGTTCGCTTGTTACGTTCGGAAATGATGTCGGAACGGAAGCCAATTTTAAAGTCAATTCGGTTATTTCCGGCAATCCTTCTTGGGTGCGTTCGTCAATCAATTCGTAGTTTTCCAAATCTTCGTTTTCGCCTAACTGAATCAAAGCGTCTGCAATATCATTGAAAACCGCTTCGTCTTCTTTTGAATGGTTTGAACATTTCAATTCCAATTGTTGAATCGGTGCGGGTTGATTTGTAAACATTGCACGTGCAACCTCAGCCGGAAGCGTTAAGAATTGAACAAGGAAAACAATTGCTTGTTCTTCCGTCAAAATTCCTTCTTTTACTTTCGCGATAATGTCAACCGCACTTGAAATTTGCGCACCATTGTACGAAACTTTTGAATCAACCAAGTTGTCAACTTGTTCTTCGACAACGTCACTTGCATTTAAGTTTAAGAAGTCAAGCGAAATCGTGATATTGTTAACCGCGAAAACGTCTTCCAACGCGTCGCAAATAATTTCTTGTTTTGGCTTAATTACTTTTTCCATTAATTCAGCAAATGCAACGGCGATTTCGTCTGCATTTGAAGAAAATCCCGACGCTTCTTTTACACCAACTAACATTGGCGATGTTAATTTGTGCGACGTCATAATTTGTTGACGTGCTTCGCTTGACAAAAATTGATATTGTGAATGTGCGTCGCTTACTTCCAACGGCGCAATTGTGATTTCCGAATCTTTGTTGTCGTTCCAATTCAAAAAGAATTTCCCAGCGTTTGACGATCCGGTCAAATGTTTGCGGATTTCCGCAGTATTTTGACGAATTTCGTCTTCGGACATTTGAACGCCGGTGTTCATATTTATAACGTGACCAAATGACAATCCGTTTTGAATGTGATTCACGCAATAGTTGGCGATTTCCGCTTCCAATGTTGAATAAGGAAGACCCGAAACATAACTTGGATTTGCATAATAGAATTGGCCAACTTGATAATCGTGAATAACAAATATTTCGCTTCGTTCGCCTTTCGCTTGTTCACCATATCCGAACGCTTCAAAACGTTGTGGTTTATATTTGTTTACGTTTCTAAAATCATAGCTAAAATAGTACCCAGCAATTTCGCCTTCTTCGTTTGCGATTTCCGGCGCAACACATTGTTTTGGTAAATGGAAAATTTTTGAAATTTTATTGTCCAAATATTTAATTTCAAAAGACGCTTCGCCAAACATTTCAAAATCTTTGACGATTTTGCGCAAATCTTTTTTTGAAATCATTGAAACAACGTTCGCCCATTGCGAAGGTTGTTTGAATTTGTCTTTTGAAGTCAATCCTTTTCCGTAAATGAATTGCGAATAAGAATCAATAATTGCCGAATTTGTAGGTGATCCGTTGTAAGCGTCAATAATATCGTAATAAAATTGATTTTTGTCGCCATTCAACACCCACTTTTTGCCCGAAACTTCTTTGATTTCCGGCCTTACATAATTGGCAAGTTGTAAAATTTGAATATTGTTTTCCATTTTATATTTTTAAAACACCCTTTGTCAATTTAAAATTTTCCAAATCGGTTTGCGTTGTTGCATATGATTTCCCACGATACAACAAATTTTCATTGATAATGTCAATAATTTCAATGTCTGAAGATTCACCTTCAACAAATACCTTTTCAAATTCTAAAATCATATAGTTTCCGTCTTCCAATGCCGGAATTTCAAAAGTTTCGAGTGTATCTTTTAATTCGTTGCGTAATTTTAAAACAACAACTT